GTAGAGCTTGCTTCCACGTCAATCATCACAACCTAGTTGTGTAATAGAGGGAGGCTTGTACAGCTCCCTCGCTTCTAAGGAGATTATATGTCACTTCTTACAGATTTGATTGGTTTGGGACTTCCTCCAGAGCAAGCAAATGTGTTGTCAACTTTTAGCATTACGTCGGCTCCTGCACTCTCATCGAGTGGAAGTCTTACTGCTACTGGCACAACAATTGCAGATGCTCTTGCTCTTACATCGTTTCTTAACCTTGTAGGAACCACTGCTGCCTCGACAGGAGTTAAACTTCCTGACGTTCAGATTGGTGGAATCGTGGTTGTGCAAAACAATGGCGCAAATGCTCTTAACGTATTTCCGCATTCATCACTAGGAACACTTAACGGTGGAACTGCTGGTGCTGCGGTAACGTGTGCTGCTGCTGCTGGTAACATTTGTATCAAACGCTCGTCAACAGATTGGTTTGTATACGTTGTTGCTAAGGAAGCATAATACGAGGCCGGTGAAAGTCCGGCCATTTTATTAGGTGATTTATGCCAGATTTTACACCCTCTAATCCTAGTGCATTATTTTCTGCTCGAAGCGTTGCCGCTGTGACTGCTTCTGATTCTACCGATCTAACTGGCTGTAGAGCTTTGTGGGTTGGTGGTACTGGAAACCTAGTTGTCAAAGGAGTGGACAATGCTTCAGCGGTCACAATCGTTATTCCTGCGGCTGGTGTGCTTATTCCGATTTTTGCTAGTCGTGTTATGGCAGCTACTACCGCAACGTCTATTGTGGCGTTTTACTAGTATGTTTATTGGAATCAATGGCATATCAATTTGTCGTCCTGGCAAGCAGGGTGCGTCATTTGTTCCAACAGATATTTCTAATTTAGCATATTGGTATAGTGCTGATAGCGGAATAACAAAGGATGGCTCTAATCTTGTTAGTCAATGGAACGATAGAAGCGGAAACGCTAGAAACGTTACGCAAGCAACTGCTGGAAATAAGCCTGTTTACACGACTAATCAAGTAAATGGATTACCCGCCGTTATATTTGATGGATCAAACGATTTTCTATCGCTCAATGCTTCCATTTTTACAAACACCAGTAACATAACTTTTTTTGCAGTTGCTAAAATAACAACAGCAAGTCAGTACGCTACTCTGTTTTCTCAATACCTAAGTGGAGCACTAAACGCAGCAGCCTTTCAAGTTTGTAATAATTCTGGAGCGTTGAAAATGCAAACCGACGTTTCGCTCCCAAAGGGAATGTACGGGTCTACAACAATTCCACTTTCTACATACAAGTGTTTTACTTATAGAGTTGCTCCTTGGTCGAACGTCGCCACAAACACGGAATTATGGCTAAATGGCGTTGCAGAAACGGAAACTACCTACGGTGGCGCTGGTACTCCAGTTTTAGCAGCAGGCAATGTTTATGTGGGAGCATTTGGAGGTGGAGGGCCAACCGTAACTCTTAATGGCGGAATTGCGGAAATTGTGATTTATAATGCTAATTTAAGTGACTTAGACCGAAGTAGGGTCGAATCATACTTAATAGCAAAATATGCACTTTAGGAGAAATATGGCGCAAATAGACTGGCATACTATTATGAACGGACAATCACAGCAAAAGAAACGTTTTGCTGGAGCCAACGTAAAGTTTTTTAACGCTTATAACGAGAACAAAGAAAAGTCATTGAAAGAGGGACGACCTATCTTTGATGAAATTCCTTCTATTTCCATTCAATGGCCCGGTGGTGACGAAACTGTGCGTCGCATAGAACCACAAGATATTCACGAATATCCAGAGCTATACAAATCATTTTCCATTGGCAACGAACCAATTGAAAGCGGGACACCACTTGTAGAATGGCCACCTATTAGTGGCTCTGCGGTGCGAGAACTTCAGTACATTGGATTCAAGACAGTTGAGCAGTTGGCAGAGGCAAATGATAGCCTTCGGTCTAAACTTGGCCCACTGTTCCGGTTTGTAAAGATGGCGAAAGATTGGTTGGATGCTGCAAACTCGTCACAAAATGACGTTGTTGGGCTGCGGCAATTACTCGAGCGAGAGCAGAAGCGTACTGCAAAACTTGAGCACCAACTGGAACTACTCATGCAGAGAGTTGAGGCCAATGAAGGCACTGATTTGCGTGGTGTAAGAAAGGAGGTGATCCGAGAATCTGAGGTCGAAGATGAGGCCGCTGATGAATCTGTTGAGGATGCACCAAAGCGTAGAGGTAGACCGAAAAAAGTATGAGTTTAGCAACAATTGTTCAAAACGTAGCAGACGAGTGCGGCTATACAGTCGAGTCAAACGTAGCTACTTCCTCTGAAACTACTACAAAACAATTGTTGGCGATTACGCAGCGTATAAACAGAGACATATTTGAGGCTTATCCTTGGCCTAAATGTTATGCGTCTGGAAGTATTACGTTGGTCGGAGGGCAAGCAAACTATGCGTTGCCCTCCGCTTTTTCTTGGTATCAGTACGAAACGTTTTGGAATAGCTCTACACGTTTTCGCATTCTTGGCCCAATGAGTGAGCAGGAATATGGCGAAATCAGAGGATTTGGACTCAACACCACGATCTATCAAAGAATGCAAATCCGTGGCATTTCAAATACTGAACTACTTATTAGTCCGACTCCTGGAGCTAATAACAATGGTAACATTATTGTATTTCAGTATATCGCTGATAGAAGCGTTAAGCCGAAAACTTGGACTACCAGCACACTTTTTACAACCAATTCCTATTGTTTCTACAACGGCAACTATTACTTTACGACCGCTGGAGGAACCACAGGAGCTACGCCACCGACTCATACGACCGGATCAGTTTCAGATGGCGGTGTAACTTGGGATTACTATAACGGTGCTTACAGCACGTTTTTAGCAGATACGGATGTAAGCGTATTTAACGAGAAGTTAGTTGAGCAAGGAGTGCTTGAGCGCTTTGCTGAGATACATGGACTGACTACCATTCAACAGAAATTTCCGACGCAATTACATGAAGAGTACAGCCGAGATAACCCTGGCAAAATTATATATGCTGGTGGTCATACTCGTGCTGAACTTTTTGCTAGAAGTGGAACCGCTGTATTTGGGACGTGGATATAATGGCTATTGCAGGACCTACAACATTTAAGAGCGATCCAGAGCTTACCTATAAAGACCCTAATGCGTACATTGCATACCTACGCACACAAGGGCTGCCACCACAACAGGTGTATCAAATGGTGACACAGCGATTTGGTATGCCAAAGACTCCAGAGGAGCAGGCCAGGGATAGGGCTTCTCAAGCTCAAACGGCTGGTCTTGCTCAAACTGGTGGAGCATTAGCAGGAACAATTGGCGCTGGATATCTTACAAGTCAACTTCTAGGTAGTGGCACAAGTGCCATTGCGCCAACTGTGTTGGGCACTACAGGTGCGGGAGCAACCGGTGCTGGAACTGTAGCAACACCGACCTTAGTAAGTGCAACTACTACTGGCGCACCCGCCTCCGGCGCTGGAGCTGTTGGCGGGATAGCCTTACCTGTGGCAGCTGCGGCAATAACTCTTAATAATGCTTGGGAAACCGGCATGAAAGATATCCTTCGTGGTCGTGGGACACGTGAGGACTATTTGAATCAAGCCGCAAACATTAGTCCTGTTGGTAGAATTGCGAATATTGGACTGCGTTTAGCTGGCAAACGGTCTATTGGACAGATGATGACCACTGGCAAGTCAGATGCGCAATTACAGCGTGATGATTTTCGCGGCATTCTTAAAGAAACAGGCGTTGCCAATAAGAACTATGAAGTTAGTCTTGCCGATGGTTCAAAGTTTAACATTGGGCTTGATGGCAAAACTCGCTACACAAACGTCGGCGAGAACATTAATGGAAAGACTACACGACAAGCGTGGGATGTTGATTTCAGCAATCCACTTGCCAAGTTTGCTACCGATCAAATCGATCCGATGATTCGTAGCATTTATGCGGAAGCACCAAAAGGAGTAAAGCCTGAACAGTATACAGGCATGTTAGTGAACGCTGTTACATCCAATGCCAAGTCACAGCAGGATGTGCAAAACAACATCCAGGCCATGCTTGGTAAGTCTACGTTTGCTCAAAAGGCTGGCGTTGGCGTACAGGGTCCAATAGCGCCAGTACAACGGCCACCAAAGGGACAAGTAGTCCGAGTCTCGCCTGGCATGTACATGAATGATAAAGGACGTGTGGGGCCAGCTAAGACGGTTAGAGAGTCACTAAGTGCAAATTACAAAGCAGGGAAAGGAAAGTAATATGGCTAAAGGCGCAATGACAAAAAGTCCTAAAACTGGTGGCAGAGTGTATGCCGGTGGTTCTCCTAATTTTGATGAACGTACTGGAAAATATACGTCACCACCATCATCCGCTATGCGTGTAAGCCCTGGTGTTTATCGTGCTCCGTCGGGTCAACTTGTACGCAGTTTGCAGCAGCCTATGTCGCAACCTTCACAGCGTCCTTCTGCAAATTTGCCGCAAGCAAGACCACAGATGGCACCACCTTTGACACAAAGTCAAGTTGGACAAATACCGCCTGGATTTGAAAACTCTATGCGTGATGCAATAGCTGGGGCAGCTCAAGGTGCTTTTATGCCAAAAGGTCCGGCATCTTTGGATATGCAAAAGCCTTGGATGTATCAGAATCCAATTAACATTCGTGCGCCGTATCAAAATCAAAGTATGCCTCAACAGCAACAACTTGATTTAAGTCAAATATCAAATATGTCTGGCGAGCAGATCCAGCAGTACATAAATCAATTGCAACAAGCGCAGCAAGCACAGCAGATGCAACCAGCA